TACCAATATCTTTTCCATCCACACCTTTAAAGCTAAGTAAATTTCCAACCCATGCTTTAATCTTAGTAACTACTCCTTCTGGTCCATACATAAATGTCATTAATGACCAACCACCCTCATCTGTAGCACCAGCCGCTTTACCCCACGAAAATATTCCTGTAATCCAAGCTTTTACGGATGTCCATATACCACTTACATAGTCAGTTAAATTGGTCCATCCTGATGCGATTCCTTCAGATGCCCAATTCCATAATCCAGTAAACCAAGTTTTTACCTTTTCCCATGTTTCCATGACAAATGTAGAAACTTTAAAAGATTCATTTGGGTCTCCCCATCCGAAAAGATCTTGTACGAAATTTACTGCTAAGTTAAGGGGTAGCATTACAATATCTAAAAATGATGTAAAAAGTCCAGATAAACTTGTATCTTTAAATGTAAATAATTCTGTTACAAAATCTATTGCTCCGAATACAGCGGACTTTACCTTACCAACAAGATCAAAATCTGATACGGCTGACATATCAAATCCAAAGAATTCTCCAACCCATACTATTACATCTTGAACCATTTCTGCAATACTGAATATAAAGAAATCCAACAAACCCTTTATAGCTCCCCCAATACCACCCATAATCTTTTGAAACATATTACCTTCAGTACTTGCAAATCCTTTCATAAATCCACTAACCGCTTTCCAAAGTCCTAGTAGTATTGTAACAGGAAGAAATATTTTCCCTAAAAATTTACCTGCCCCCTTGACAAATTTTAACATTGATTTAATAGGCTTAAATAAAGTAGCACCAAGAGTAGTAATTAATTTTTTGATTCCCCCCTTCTTAAACAAATCTCCGATTGAGAAACCACCCATCATAAATTTCATTTTTAGCAAATCCATTAATCCGGATAACATTCCCCCTTTTTCTTCCTGGGGACGCCAATTAAGTACATTAACATCTTGAGCCGTTTTACCTTTTATAGCTCTACTAGCCTCTTTACGTGTTTCCTCTTCTCTCCTAGCTACGTCAGCAGATGCTCTCAACCCAGATCTATTTTGCTCAATCAAAATTTCTGTCAATGACTCCATGTTATTAAGTTTTGCTGTTGTAGTAGCATTAAGTGTAGAAAGTTTAGAACTAACGTCACTTAATTTTTTTACACTTTGGTCATTTTGTTCAGCCATTTAATGTCCTTATTGTTTTGCATTTTGTTCTTTGATTCTTTGATTTTCTTCTGTCAACCATTGCTGTAATAATAGTACATATACTTGTCTTTCAAATGGTATCATATTTTCTAGTTCTGTTAAACTCCACTTATGATGCTGGATCATGGCGAAGTTTGTTTGATAATAATTCACCAAGGAGTCGTGACACAGCGCTATGCGAAAAAAGAGTTAATTCCCTCAATCAACACTGGTTCCGATTTTTTACATTTGGAACATGACCATAAAACTTCTTTACTTAGTTTAGGCATATCTTCAAAAAAATCCTTAATCTTACTAAACTGTTCTGAAGTAAGGGATTCAATAAAATCAGTTAATTCTTTTTTGGTGGTATCTTTAGCCTTAAATAGTTCTTCACCTTCCCAGATATAATCAATACTATCTACAATCATTTTAAATGCTTCATCCGTAGTTGGGGTATCTCCAGAAATAATTAATTTTTGCATCGAATCTAGGTCAGGATATTTTAACTGTATACCAATTTCTTCTGTAATTTTTATTTTACCGTCACTTATTAATGAAGTATCAATTTCTACTTCATTGACATTGATTTCTAATTCACAAGTTTTTACACAATCCTTTTCTTCACAAACAAGAGAATCTGGTTTTTGTAGACTAATTTTTATAATGTCTCCAACCGATTTACCTCTAATCTGAAGAAAGAAGTATTCGATATCAAATGGTGCAAGAAGATTAACATTTAACGTACCTTCAGCACATGCATGTATAACATCTTTTACTGCTCTAGTTATTGCAGCACCACCTTCTTCTGATGCCATTAATAACAACTTTTCTTCTTTTACAAGAAAGGCTCTGTATTTAATTTTTTTCCCTGTTGATGGGATTGTCAATTCATAAGTGGGTGTTGCCACTTTAGGTAATGCCATAATATTCTCCTATAATAATTATTATTAAAAATCTCGTTCTCTACCTTGTCTGCTACCATTAGAATTGCGGCTTGAAGTTCGAGCACTAGTCAGTTCATTGGAATTTCCGTCTCTATTCCAATCTTTATATTGTATTCCCACGGTAAATTCAGAAATTTCACCCCCCGCTGTATCATATTCCAATTCTCCTAAACTGACAGGCCATGCTTCATTCAATGTAACATAATAACTTGCCTTTTCAGGAAGTAATTCTACATGATCAGGATAATGGTAAATCTTTACAGTTCCTGTCATGTTATCATAGTATGTCATATTACGATTTTGGGGGGGTTGTATAAGATTTATCCAATCTTCCCAAAATTTACGAGCAGCAAAATCATTAGTATTGTAAAAAGTTAATGTTGCGTTTTCGTATGAAACTCCATAGGGTTTTAATACTTCTATTCCATAAACTGTATCTTCAGTTGTTCGTATAGTTCGAGCTGGAAGGTCTACTTTGTTACATAAGAAGTTTATGTCAGTTTCCTGAAATTCTGTATTTAACGTATCAGGTGCTGTAATTGAAACACTAAATTTCCAGCTGTGAGCAAGTCCACCCCGATTTACAGCTTTAGCTAAAAAAGCTTTGGGTGACATAGTAGCATCTTTTGCCATGATTGTTCCTTGAGTTATAACTTAAAATTTTGAATAAATACTTTTACTTTCTCTCCACACTGTACTTTTGTGTGCTTTCTGAAATCTCTCAACAGGTAAGAAGAGGGCGGTTCCCCAATCATCTGCATTAACTAAAATCATTGCTGATCCCATTTTTGAATCTAAGTATCTTTTAATACACGGCTTTACTCTTTTAAATTTGTTGGAATCGCCTACCTTGTTGTAGTTTACTATCATCCTTGTTGATTCATCTAATTTATCATTGTTAACAAAAGCTGATAACTGATCCATTAATATAGCTCTATCCTTTGGATACAAATAATGTAAGTTGATACCTAAAAATCCGTCTTTATATCTTTCGATTGGAATGACTAGGGGGAAGGTATCATAGTATGGTAATCTATCTTTATTTTTGGGATCATATTTAAAAAAGTACATATTACCAGAACGCCAAAAAGAAACTCGTTTTTCATTTGCTATAATTTGTCCAGGTCTTTTATATCTTTGTAAGGTTTTTTTTACTATTGCTTGTTTAACTATTTTTCGAAACCATACTTTAGCAAGTTGTGTTCGTGTTGCTACAAGTCCAGATTTAATTACATTTGTTAAGATACCCAAAATAGGTAACATATTTGTATTCCATTGTAAGATGTTGTTTAAAATGTCGTAACTATTTAGTAATTGTTAGAGTATCTTCTGTTATTATTTGCCACGTCCATCCTTTGGTTTCACATACACTTACAGCTGCTTTCCACTTTGCCTCATTTATACCCCACGTTTTCACCTCGTTTAAATATCTTCTTTTATTTTTGGGATTTAGTTTTGGGGGACGAGTCTGTTTCTTAGGTTTGATTTCAACTAAAGTTTCACCTTGTTTAGTTTTAACCCAAAAATCTGGATAATACCTGTGCCATTTATTGTCAATAGGAGATTTATAGGGGATTATAACTTCTTCACTTGACCAAGATAATACATTCGGTTGTCGGTCTAAATACTTCATGAACTTCAATTCCCACCCAGAACGATAAGTAATTTTAGTATAGTCACCTTTATATTTTTTATAATTTTCTGGTCTGAATTTCCCTTTGTATGCCATATAAATATATAGACATCTATTAATAACTACTATTTTACAATAAGGAATAATATGGGTACACAGATGGTAAATTTGGAATGGCCCCCGAATCTTGGAGACCCAGAATTTCCACATTTTATGGAATTTAAAACTTTTGATTTTAGAACAAATACACCTACCAAAAATATAGCCTTATATATTCCTCCTGATGCTATGAAAACAGGATATAAGGCAGAATATAAAGATGATGCAATAGGGCAAACTGGATCTGATGCAATCCGCGCAATGACATCTGAAGGTGGTGGTGCATCTAATATTGGTGAT